CAGGCGCAGATGTTGCAACGGCAGCAAATGCAATTGGCTCAGGAGGCAGAGCAAAAGCAGCAGGAAGTATTGGTTGAGAAGGTCCAAAGCTACGCTCAGAGGGCTAAAACCCTTGGAGTTAAAGCAGAGGAGCTTCAGGCAGCAGGCTCGATTGTAGGTCAGTTTGGAATTGATGATTCGCTGGTGCAGTACATCCTTGAGGATGATCACGGCCCTTTGATCACCAAGTATCTGTCCCAGAACGTCACGGAATTGGACGCGCTGAGACACTTACACCCAACGATGGCCGCAGTCAGGATTGCTACTCTAATCAAGCAGAAGGCTGTAGCCCTGAAACCCAAATACACTAACGCTCCTGATCCCGTTCGACGACCGATGCCATCAAGCGCACAGGTCAAACCGAAAGGACCGAAGGGGGCAACATTTGAATAGGTGATAAAATGCCCAGCAATAATCTTAATAGTAACGTAACCCGTAAAGTCGCCCGTGTATTCCTCGATGCTTTCGAGAACTCACGGGTGATCACAAAGACAGTTGACACCCAGCTTCTGGCTGACAAGTTCAACCCGTCATCTGGTAGCACTGTGGACTTCAAGCGTCCGCACGACTACAACACTATCCGCACCTCCGGCGGTGACATCTCCTCTTCTACCAAGTCTGCAATCATTGCCGGTAAGGCCACTGGTACAGTTCAAAACTACTTCACTGCTGCTACCGAATGGGGCAACGTGGAAGAGGCTCTGCAACTGGACCAACTCGAAGACATTCTGGCTCCGATGGCTCGTCGTATCGTGACTGACCTCGAACTGGACTTCGCATCCTTCATGCTGAAGAACAGCTCCCTGCGTTACGGCACACACGGCACAGCAGTAGATGCATGGTCTGATGTGGCTGGCGCTGGTGCGTTCATGGACGCCATTGGTATCAACCCAGCTTCAGAGCGTTACTACCTGATGAACCCGTTCACAGTAGCAACACTGGCATCTGCTCAGTCAGGTCTGAACTCTGTTGACAGCCTGATTCGTACTGCATGGGAAAATGCCCAGATCAGCACTAACTTCGGTGGTCTGCGTGCCTTGTCTGCAACGACTCTGGCGAGCTTCACATCAAGCTCTGGTGCAGATCGTGCTGGTACTCTGTCCTCTGCTCCTGATGCGACCTATGTTACTGCCAAAGACACAATGACCCAATCACTTGCGGTCACTGCGTTCCAAGCGAACATGGTTGTCAAGGCTGGCGAACTGGTGACCATTGCTAACGTCAACCGTCTGAACCAGTCAACTCGTCAAGCGATGGTCAGCGCAACTGGTAGCACCATTGCGTGGACTGGCGTTGTGACTGCTGATGTGACTCTGGGCTCGTCTGGCGAAGGCACACTGGTAGTTGCTGGTCCTGCGATCTACGAGGCAAATGGTCAGTACAACACTGTAACTGCGGCTCCTGCATCTGGCGCTGTGATCACAATCGTGTCTGCCACTGCGACTCTGTACCAACCAAACCTGTTCTACACAAAGCAGGCTTTCGGCATGGGAACAGTGAAGCTGCCAAAGCTGTACTCCACTGACACTGTTGCGACTACCTCAGACGGTATGTCCATCCGTATCAGCAAGTATTCAGACGGTAATGCTAACTCACAGCAGATCAGGTTCGACCTGCTCCCGGCATACGCTTGCTTTGACCCCAGTAAGGCGGGCCAGGGTTTCGGCGTAGCGTAAGTAGTATTGGTGGCGCATCTTACGGGGTGCGTCACCATTTTCATCTGGGGTGAATCATGCCAAAAGCTAAAGACCCGCGATTAGAGAGAGTAGGCGTAGAGGGCTTCAACAAGTACAAGGTTTACCTTCATCGACGCGCTAGCGATGAGTCAGTGTTTTATGTTGGTAAGGGTAATCGGTGGAGAGAAAACTCTAAGGCCGGTCGCAACAAACACTGGCACCACACGGTAGCTAAGCACGGCTTGATTGTAGAAATCGTAGCAAGAGACCTTACAAACGAGGAGGCTTGCAATATGGAGAGGAAGCTTATCTCGAATTACGGGATTGATAACCTCGTAAATTACACCTTGGGCGGAGAAGGATCGGAAGGTTACAAGCACACCCAAGAAGCAATCCAGAAGATGCAGGGGCGTGTTCTTTCGGAGAGCCATAGGCAGAAGCTTTCCCAGTCTAAATTAAAAAAGCCATCAATGTTCTGGTCTGGGAAAACCCGCCCAGAGGAGACTGTCCTAAAAATGTCAGAGGCGCTCTCTAAGCCCTCGCGAAAAATGGTTAAAGACATGCTTTTAATGGGGGTTTCTAGAAAAGAAATCCAAGAAAAGACTGCTGAGTCGTTTGCGTATATTCGACAAATAGCCAGTTATTTAAGGGGGAAAGGATATGAAATCCCAAGACTCCAAAATTAGCGGTGCGCTTAAGAGGGCGGGGGTATCTGCGGTCAACAAGCCAAAACGCACTCCGAACCATCCCACGAAATCCCATGTTGTTGTCGCTAAAGTAGGCGACCAGATCAAGACGATCCGCTTCGGCCAGCAAGGTGTCAGCGGTAGTCCAAAGCGTGAGGGCGAGTCTGAAGCAGACCGCAAGCGCAGAGCTTCATTCATGGCAAGACATCGAGAGAACATCAACAAGGGCAAAATGTCAGCGGCGTTTTGGGCCGCAAAGGAAAAATGGTGAGCACAAGTATCTGGATTAAACCGAGTGGCGTAGAAGTCTCTGTAGCCGAATCAAGCGCATCTGCTGCTGAAGGTCTGGGATGGAAGCGCAAGGAATCAGTAAAGGCTGAAGAGCCAGCAAAGCGTGGAAGAAAACCAAAGCAGGGGGAATAACCAATGGCGACTGTGGCGCAAGTAGCGAAGGCTTCACTTCAGGCAATTCTAGTCCAAGCCTCTGAGTCTCCCTTGGAGGCCGATGAGTATCAGGACTTCATCTTTGCCATGAACAACTATATGTCTTCCCTTGCAGCCAAGGGCATCAACCTTGGGTATACGGCTGTCAGTAACCTGAGTGATCAGGTAACAGTTCCGCCAGGCGCACTGACTGGGCTGATTGCGAACATGGCCTTCCAGTCTGTCCCCTACTACGGCGGTGTGGTGACTCCTGAGCTTGCTGCAACGGCGCGTGAGGGGATGCAGGCGATGCGTCAGCTTGGTCAGGTGCTTACCCCTGCCAGACTGCCTTCAACGCTTCCTGTAGGCTCTGGCAACGAGGACAATCAATTCGGAAACGGATTGCACTTCTACCCAGAGAGCGAAAGTCTGGTTCTCACGGAAATAAATGGCGGGATTGCTCTGGAGGTATCAACAAATGGTTGAGCGTAGTTATGGTGTAAGGCAATCTCAGTTTGAGGCGCAGACGAGCATTATCCCAGGCTCCTCTTTCGGCTTCTTCTACAATGGCTACAACTACAAGATCACTTACGCCAACTTCATTAGTGGCTTAGGCGTAACCGGCACGATTGTTCAGGATGGCGCGGTAACGGGCACACCTGTTCTGGATGTTCAGGGCACTGTTAACAATATCCGCAACCTTGAGGCTGGTGCTGGCATCTCCCTTGATGTCAGTGCCGAGAACGGCATTGAGATTTCGCACAACTTCACCGTCGATTCCCTTGGCGAACCGTTGATGCAGGATGCTGGTGACGCGAGTCCTACATTCGTTTCATTGGTAGGCGGAGCAGGTATTGAGGTCACTACCTCTGGTAACACCATTGAGATCGCATCTACAGACGCTGAGAGCTACGCTGCCGTCTCGATGACTGGTAACTCTACTGCCACAACGATTGCGTCTACAGCGACCCCTGTGAAGGTCGCAGGCACGTTTACACTTGGTGACATCTCTACAGGCTGGACCGGCACAACGGCTGGAAGGCTGACGCACACTGCTGCCACGGCAAGGCATATCATCAATGCGATTGTGACCTTGGATGTCGCCTCTGGAAGTAACCATAAAATCTCCGCTTACATTGCGAAGAACGGGACCATTGCCTCAGTGAAGATGACTGACACGATCTCTGCTGGCGCTCCAAGGTCTATTGCGACATTTGTGAATCTGTCTCTGGCTCCGAATGACTACGTTGAAATCTTCGTAAGAAACGAATCAACAACCGATAGTGTGATTGCCGTCAATGCTCTGTTGAGTGCTCTCTAATGCTGCTGCCAATTACCAATGGGTTATATGTAAGCCCATCACTGCCCCTGAGTGCTCAGGAGTGCTTAAACTGGTATCCCAATATCAGTGAGGCACCGGCCTTGAGTGCTGAAAACCTGTACGGCACGCCGGGGCTGGTG